TTACAATACTCTAACGCATTAAGAGTAGTACGAGTATCTAACACAGGATTGTCTAACGCTACTGTTTCAGGTAGTAGTTTTACAATTAAAAATACAACGGATTACCAAAACAACTATGCAGATGGTTCTGCATCAGTTGGTGAGTGGGCTGCAAGAACTGCAGGTGCACACGGAAACAATTTAGCTGTTTCTATATGTCCCTCAGCTACTGCATACGAAGAAGCAGCGAAGACAAAAGTTGACGGAACTGCACACTCAATTGGTGACCAATCAATCGTAGTTGATTCAACTAGTGGATTTAACGTAGGAGATATTATAGAATTTTCTACTACTGCAAGTGGATCTGATTATGATGGCAGAAAATACAGAGTAACAGCTGTAGATTCTGGAACACAATTAAGCTTTGTAAGAGCTGACGAGGGTACAGGCGGGTTGCATGTTGCCCCTGTTGATGATTCAAACATTAAAAGAAGATGGAGATTCTTTGATCTAGTAGATGGCGCTCCAGGAACTTCAGCATATGCTACAGCAAGAAGTGGCTCAGGAGATGAGATGCACGTTGTTGTATTTGATGAAGACGGTGGAATCACAGGTACTGCAGGAGAAGTTTTAGAAACTTACTCTAAAGTATCTAAAGCGTCAGATGCAAAATCAGCTCAAGGCGACACTAACTATTATCCAGATGTAATTTATGCTAAATCAGCATACGTTTACTGGATGGACCATAACACATCAGGAACTAATTGGGGTTCTGCTGCTGCAGGTACAACATTTACTGCTGTAACTGTACCAAGTCAAACTTCATTACAAGCTGGTGCTGATGGTTCAGCTTCAACAACTGGTCAAAAGAAAACTGCTTACGAGAAGTTTAGTGACACAGAAACTGTTGATGTTGGATTAATCATAGGTGGTAAGTGTGACGCTACACATATTGATAACTTAATTACAATCGCTGAAAACAGAAAAGATGCAATCGCTTTTGTATCACCTGAAAGAAGTGATGTAGTTAATATTGCAGATGCAAACACACAAGCGAGTAACGTATTAGGCTTTTATAGTGCAATACGTTCTACGTCTTATGCCACATTTGATAGTGGTTACAAATATATGTACGACAGATACAATGATGTTTACAGATTTGTACCATTAAATGGTGACATAGCTGGTTTAGCAGCAAGAACTGACCTAGTTGCAGATTCTTGGTTCTCACCTGCTGGTTTCAATAGAGGAACTATCAGAGGAGCTGTTAAGTTAGCATTCAATCCTACTAAAACACAAAGAGATGATTTATATAGAAACAGAATCAATCCTGTGGTAACTTTCCCAGGACAAGGTACTGTTCTATTCGGTGACAAAACTGGATTGAGCGCACCATCTGCATTTGACAGAATAAACGTAAGAAGATTGTTTATCGTTTTAGAAAAAGCAATCTCTACGGCTTCTAAATTCCAATTGTTTGAATTCAATGATGAGTTTACTAGAGCTAACTTTAGAAACATTGTTGAGCCATTCTTACGAGAGGTACAGGGCAGAAGAGGTATCACAGACTTTTTAGTAGTATGTGATGAAACTAACAATACAGGTGAAGTAATTGATAGAAACGAGTTTATTGCTGAGATATTCGTTAAACCAGCAAGAAGCATCAACTTTATCACATTACAATTCATTGCAACCAGAACTGGCGTTTCTTTTGAAGAAGTGGCAGGTTAATAGTTAAGAAGGAGAAATAAAAAATGGCAAACATTACAGACTTCAAAGCTAAACTTGCTGGCGGTGGCGCACGTGCCAATCAGTTTAAGGTTACAATGCCTTTTCCTGGATACGCTCAAGTTGGTGGAGAAATAGAAGAACTAGCGTTTTTATGTACTGGTGCTAGTATACCAGCGATGACTGTCGGAACAGTTCCAGTAAGTTTTAGAGGTAGAACAATAAAACTTGCAGGTGACAGAACATTTGCTGATTTTACTATTACAGTGTTAAATGATACTAACTTTAAGTTAAGAAACGCTTTTGAAAGATGGCAAAACGGTATTAACAATATGACTGATAACGAAGGACTTACAAATCCTGCTGATTATCAAGTTGATGCCTTTTTAGATCATCTGGACAGAAACGGTAATACAATTAAATCATATACAATAAGAGGAGCATTTCCAACTACTGTATCTGATATTCCATTGGATTACGCTGAAAAGACTGAAGTAGAAACATTTACTGTAACGCTTTCATATCAGTTTTTTGAATCAAATACAACTACTTAATAACAATATAAGTAGTAGTAGTTAAGGAGTAATATTATGGCTGATTTATTTGGTTTTCAAATAACCAGAAAGAAGAAAGCCCAGGACCCGAAACAAAACTTTACTACGCCTCTAGCGGACGATGGAACAGTAACCATCGCCGCTGGTGGTCATTTCGGACAATACCTGGACTTGGAAGGTACTGCCAAAAATGAGGCAGACCTCGTTAGAAGATATAGAGAAATTTCACTGCATCCAGAATGTGATACAGCTGTTGAGGATATTATCAACGAGGCTATCGTTGCTAATGAACTTAAAGACGCTGTAAGAGTACAACTGGATAATCTTCCATACGGAAAAGAAGTTAAGAAAAGAATAGATGACGAATTTAGAGGTATCTTAAGGTTATTAAACTTTAATACCAAAGGCCACGACATATTCAGAAGATGGTATGTTGATGGTAGAATGTACTATCAAAAAATTATTGATAGAGAAAATCCAAAAAACGGAATACAAGAATTAAGATATATAGACCCTCGTAAAATAAAAAGAGTAAGAGAAGTTAGAAAAACACGAGGCGATACACCTACATTTGGTAACAATATGAATGTTATTGATAATTGGGAAGAATACTTTGTATTTAATGAAAAAGGTGTAACAGGACAAACTTCAGGATCAGGTGTAAGAATAGCGCCAGATACGATAGCATTTTGTGGAAGTGGTTTGATAGATCAAAATAAAAACTTGATTTTATCTTACTTACACAAAGCAATTAAACCTGTCAATCAATTAAGAATGATTGAAGACGCAGCAGTTATCTATCGTATAGCTAGAGCGCCTGAAAGAAGAATGTTTAAGATTGATGTTGGTAATTTACCAAAAGTAAAAGCCGAACAATATTTAAGAGATGTAATGGCTCGTTATAGAAACAAAATGGTCTATGACGCATCTACTGGTGAGATCAGAGATGATAGAAATTATATGTCAATGTTGGAAGACTTTTGGTTACCAAGTAGAGAAGGTGGTAGAGGAACTACTATTGAAACTTTACCTGGTGGCGCTAATCTAGGTCAAATAGCTGATATAGAATATTTCCAAAAGAAATTATATAGAGCTCTTAATGTACCAATTAGTAGATTAGAAAGTGGTCAAGGCTTTAGTTTAGGTAGATCAACAGAGATTACAAGAGATGAATTGAAGTTTACAAAATTTGTACAAAGATTAAGAAAGAAATTTACTGAACTCTTTAATGATATTTTGAAAACTCAATTAATCTTAAAAGGGGTTATAGCTGAAGAAGATTGGGGTGTAATACTTGCAAATATTCAATATGACTTTTTACAAGACGGACACTTTGCTGAACTGAAACAAAGTGAAATGTTAAAAGATAGATTGTCTTTAGCTGATATGATGAGAGATTATATCGGTACATTTTACTCAAAAGAATATATTAGAAAACATATATTAAGACAAAGTGAAAGAGAAATGGATGAAATTGATAGTCAGATAGATAAAGAAAAGGCTGATAATCCACAACAAGAAATAGGAGATACAGATGAGCGAACAAGTTAAAAATTTCATAGATGCTTTATCAAATGGAAACCAAGACCAGGCTGGTGAAGCTTTTAAAGATGCTTTGAGAATGAAAGTTGGTGACTCTTTAGAGGCAAGAAGAAAAGAAATAGCTAACACATTATTTCAAAGTAAATTAGAAGCAGATCCGATAAGTGACCCTAAACCAGAGGTTGCTGATCCATCGCCAAGAACTGAACCAACTGTGCCAGAAGTAAAAGCTGAGCCAGAAGTTGAGGCGAAACCTGAGGTAGAAGTTAAAGCTGATGAACCAGAAAGTAAGTAACATAATAAATCAAAACGATTTTAATTCTGTAGCTTACAGTAATTTATCGCCTTTATATAAAGAGGCTGTAAATGATGTTTTTAAAATTATTAAAAACGATGGTAACATCATAGTAAATTTTGAAAACGCTGTTAATAAAATAGCAGAGTTTCATAATGTAGATAAAACTAAATTGTATGAATACTTTGATAAAGAAGTTGACGAACAATTAAAGTTAAGTGAACAACCACCTGACACTTCTGACGCTATGAAAAGATACAAAGCGGGTAAAGCAGGGTTTGGTGATATAACACATTTAAAAGCAAAAGGGTTGATACCTCGTTCTGATGGTAAGAAAAGAGTATCGCCGAAATACAAATAGGGAGAAAAAATGGCACAAACATTTATAGTTAAAGGCGATGTTGTAACAAACCCATCTGCTAACGATTTTAGTAGAGCAGTGTTTGTTAGAATTGTAGCCACTAATGATGTGACTGGCACACTCTTTGAATCAGATGGTTCTACAGAAGTAGGAAAATTTTATTTAGAAAATGGTATGTCAATCATCATAGAAAAACATCCAAGTGAAAAAATAACTTGCGCTACATCTAAAGCACACGCTGTTGGATCACCGAAAAGTTAATGAGCTTGAAGACTACAAAGGTTTCTGATACAAACGACAAAGCTATATTTTTGTTTACATCTAATAAAGCTTTAGAAGAACAAACATTATTAGATTTGTCAACGCTTGATAATGCAACGAGTAGTCCAGAAATTGATTTATCAAATATATTATATGAAGTTGATGGAAGTATGGTAGTAAATTTTGAAAATGATACTACTAACATTTTGAATTTAAAAAATGATGGTAATTGGGGAATGAAACCCAATGAAGATAGAATTAGAGGAACAAATAATTTAAGTATTACAAGTACAGGTAAGTTTAAATTTGTGCTTGAAGTACAAAAGGTAAAAGGTTTTAATTAATGGCTGATACAGTTACAACACAAACTATAGCAGATACTTCTGGTGTAAAATTTGTTACTAAATTAACAAACTTATCAGATGGTACTGGTGAAAGTCTAGTCAAAAAAGTTGACGCTTCAGAGTTAACTTTTATGACCGAAGATGGTAATAGAAAAATTAGTAAAATATGGTGGTCAGTAAACGCCGTTAGTACAAGAGGTGCAATTGAATTAATTTGGGATGGAGCTACTAACGCTACAGCATTAGTATTATCTGGTACAGGTTATTGGGATTTAAGAACTCCTGGTGACGAGATAATTAACAATGCAGTTACTCCTACAGGTGATGTTTTATTATCAACAAAGAACTTTACAAATAACGATTCTTATACGTTAATTGTTGAGTTTAGATAAAAAAATATATAAATAGTTAGACATTTAAAGAGAGAGTTACAATGAAACTAATTAGAGAAGAAATTAACGAGGCAGAATACCTAGTTGAAGAAACTAACGGTAAGAAAGAATATAAAATTAAGGGAATATTCTTACAATCTGACATCAAAAACAGAAATGGTAGGGTCTATCCTAACCAAGTTTTGACAAGAGAAGTAAAGAGATATAACCAAGAATTTATCAATAAGAATAGAGCGTTTGGTGAGTTAGGACATCCTGATGGACCAACTGTTAACTTGGAAAGAGTTTCACATATGATTAAAAGACTCTATCCAGAAGGTAAAAACTTTATTGGTGAAGCTAAAATAATGGATACACCATACGGTAAGATTGTAAAAAGTCTTATAGATGAAGGCGCTAAGTTAGGCGTTTCAAGTAGAGGTATGGGTTCATTAGAACAAAAAGGTGGTGGAAACGTAGTAGGAAGTGATTTTTACCTCGCTACTGCCGCTGATATAGTCGCTGACCCGTCTGCTCCTGATGCATTCGTTGAAGGTATTAGAGAAGGCAAAGAGTGGGTATGGGACAACGGTATTCTTGTTGAAAAAGACGTTGAGGCGTGGAAACAAGAATTAATTAAAACAAAAAGACACGAATTGGCCGAGAAAAAAGCGGCTATATTTGAAGATTTTTTGAAAAAATTGTAATTAGAAAACTTTAAAGTTATAAATATCTTTACAACGAGGGATATTTTAACTAGTTAAAATTAATAAAGGAGATTTCTCAATGGCTGATACAGAAAACAAAGTAGAAGCGTCAAAGCAAGAAGTAACAGAAGCAACTGTTGCTGATGCTCCTAAAAAGAATGCTGTAGCAGCTGAACCTTCAAAAATTGCTAGTATGAGTAATTACGAAGATTTAGGTGCAGCTGTGGTTAAACCTACAGACAGTAATCCAGACGCTACTAAAAAATCAAAAAAAGTTTCTGATGCCGTAAATTCTAAGGCTGACGATGGTGACGCAAGTGGCAAACCTGACACAAGTGCTGGTACTACTAAAGTTGCACATCCTGGTCAAAGTATGAAGGCAGAAGAGGGATCAGTTGAAGACGAAACATTATCTGAAAAAGAAGTTAAGGAAGGCGAAATGCCACCTGAAGCTCTTAAGGCGCTGAAAAAATCTAAAGAAGACAAAAAAGATATGTCAGCATCTTACAAAAAAGAAGAAGCTGAAGAAGATACTTTAGACGTTTCTGATGATGTTAAAGCTTTAATTGGTGACGAAGATTTAACAGAAGAATTTAAGCAAAAAGCTGCTACAATTTTTGAAGCTGCAATCAGAGCAAAACTGAAAGCGGAAAAAGAAAAAATTGACGTTAAAGCTGCTGAAAAGCTTAAAGAAGATACAGATACTTTCAAACAAGAGCTTGTTGGAAAAGTTGACTCTTACCTAAACTATGTTGTGGAAGAGTGGATGAAAAACAACGAACTTGCAGTTGAAAAAGGTATCAAAGGCGAAATCGCTGAGGACTTCATAAGCGGTCTTAAAAAATTATTTGAAGACCACTACATTGATGTTCCAGATGAAAAATATGATGTACTTGAAGACCAAGCAAGTAAAATAGAAGAGCTTGAAAAGAAATTAAACGAGCAAATTGAAAAGAATGTTGAACTTAACCAATCAAACAGTGAATTAACTAAACAAGACATTGTTGATGAGTTAGCATCTGACTTAGCTGATACTAACAAAGAGAAGTTTAACAAACTTGCTGAAGAAGTAGATTATACAAACGCTGAAGAATACAGAAACAAAGTTAAGACAATTAAAGAGTCTTATTTTGGTTCTAAAGAAGTTTCATCTAAAGATGAAATTGACACAGTTGCAACAGATGGTGATGCATCAAATGTTGATCTGTCTAATGCAATGGCTGCTTATACGGCCGCTATTAGTAAAACAAAAGACCGAATTAAAATCGGTTCAAAATAGTAAATAGGGGAGAGAGATAAAAATGTACTTATCTGAACAATTAGTAAAAAAATGGCAGCCTGTCCTAGAGCATCCTGAACTCCCTAAAGTTAAGGATAACTACAGACAAGCAGTCACAGCTGTAATCTTGGAAAACCAAGAGAAAGCAATCAAAGAAGATAGAGCATTTATGTCAGAAGCTGCTCCAACGAACAGCACTGACGCTACTTCTATACAGAACTGGGATCCAATCCTAATTTCTTTAGTTAGAAGAGCAATGCCAAATCTTATAGCATACGATATCTGCGGTGTTCAACCAATGACTGGTCCAACTGGACTAATCTTTGCTATGAGAGCAAAATACACTTCACAAGCATCGTCTTCTGAAGCGTTATTTGACGAAGCAGACACAGACTTCTCAGCAAGAAATGCTGCAGGAGATTCTACTACTGGACAAGATTCTGGTGGTCACGCTGGTTCAAACCCTGGATTATTAAACGATAGTCCTGCTGGTTCGTACTCAAAAGGTACTGCAATGGCTACGGCTACTGCTGAAGCGTTAGGTGATTCTGGTTCAAACGCATTTGCTGAAATGGCATTCTCAATTGAGAAGTCAACAGTAACTGCTAAGTCAAGAGCTCTTAAAGCGGAATACACTATGGAACTTGCTCAAGACCTTAAAGCAATCCATGGTTTAGATGCAGAAACAGAACTTGCAAACATTTTATCTGCTGAAATCTTAGCTGAAATCAACAGAGAAGTTGTAAGAACTATCTACATCAACGCTGAAAAAGGTGCTTCATCTAACTCAGGAGCAATTAACACTACTACTGAAGGTGTGTTTGATTTAGACACAGACTCAAATGGTAGATGGTCAGTTGAGAGATTCAAAGGACTTATGTTCCAAGTAGAGAGAGAAGCGAACACTATAGCACAAAGAACAAGAAGAGGAAAAGGTAACATCTTAATCACTTCAAGTGACGTTGCCTCTGCACTTCAAATGGCTGGTGTGTTAGACTACACTCCTGCTCTTAACAACAACCTAAACATTGACGATACTGGTAATACTTTTGCTGGTGTTTTAAATGGTAGATACAAAGTATATATTGACCCATATGCTGCAAACCAAGCTGCGAAGCAATACTTCGTTGTAGGTTACAAAGGTACTTCACCTTATGATGCAGGTATGTTCTATTGTCCATATGTACCTCTACAAATGGTTAGAGCAGTTGGTCAGGACACTTTCCAACCAAAAATTGGATTCAAAACAAGATACGGAATCCAAGCTAACCCATTCGCTGAAATCGGAGCAAGTGGTTCAAACGCTATCATTGATGGCGCAGGTTCTGCAAACTCTAACAGATACTACAGAAGAGTCCAAGTTACAAACTTAATGTAATATCAATCAGTAATGATTTTAAAAAGGCGGGGCCTCAAAACCTCGCCTTTTTTATTTCTACTAAATACTAATATGAAAAATTTAATCAATCAATACATTTGGATTATCGCTGTGGCTAGTGCAATATTACTAGTTGGCGCACTTACGTTTCCTGATAAGAAAAATAGACTAGAGTTTATTGAGGAAAGAATGAACGAAGTAGAAGAACAAAGAAAAATATTGACTGAAAAAGAGAAAGAATTAGAGAGATTAGCCACTGAAAAAGAGTGGGAAGAAGTAGATAAAAACTCGGATAAATAGTTATATGACTGTTACTAACTCGTTTACAAGACAACCTACAAAGATAGACTACGCTAGTCCTACACAGTTTAAATTTGGTATCATTAAGTTACCTAAAGTTGAGTTTTTTGTTACTTCTGTTAACTTACCTGGTATTTCAATGGACGCAGTAAATCAAACAACACCATTGAAAGATATACCTAAACCTGGTACTAAACTTAACTATGAAGATTTGACAATGACTTTTATAGTAGATGAAGATTTAGCTAATTACCAAGAAATACACGGATGGTTAGTTGGATTAGGGTTTCCTAAAGATCATAGTCAATTTAAAAATTTAATGGATGCATCAGCTGATAGATTTCCTACATCATCTGGCGCAGTAAGTAATGAGATAGGAAAAGTAAAATATGGGGCACAAGGAGATGGTGGTTCATATTCAGATGCAACACTAACAATATTAACTAATAAGAATAACGCTGTGACAGAAGTTAGATTTTCTGATGTATTTCCTGTAAGTTTAAGTGGATTAGTCTATGACCAACAAGCGACTGACGTAAACTACTTGACAGCTCAGGTATCTTTCAAGTATAGTCTATATGAGTTTGCAGCAAAAGGGGCTACAACAACCTCGGTAGTAACCACATAATCATTGATTTTTTTGTGATTTTGTGATATAATGGATATATTATGGATTTAGAACAATTACAAGAACAGGCTGAAAAAGACCTTAAAATAAATGATACTGAATTAGATTTAGAATCATTAAAAACACCTCAAATTTACAACAAATATTTAAAACACTATACAAAGTACAAACTATTATTAACTCGTGCTGAGAGCGATTATAGTACGCTTAAACGTGAGAAATGGGAGTATTATACTGGTAAGGCTGATCCTAAAGTATATGAAGAAAAACCATTTGACTTAAAAATACTAAAAACTGATTTAGACAAATACCTTGACGCTGATATAGATTTACAAAAAGCAATACAAAAAGTTAAGTATTTGGATACCACAGTAGATTTTTTAGAAAGAACATTAAGACAAGTATCAAATAGAACATATACAATCAAAAATGCAATTGAATGGAGAAGATTTACTAGTGGTGCTATTTAAGAATGACCACTACAAGATACTTAATCATTGACAAAGTAAACGAAGTTTATCTTAAAATAGAAGCTGATGCTGATATTCGTAGAGAGTTAAGTGAGCACTTTACGTTTGAAGTACCAGGTTTTAAGTTTATGCCACAGTTTAGAAATAGAGTGTGGGATGGTAAGATAAGATTGTTTAGTTATGCTACTGGTAAAATATATGCAGGTTTATATCCTTATATAAAACAATGGTGTGATGACAACAAAGTACAGATTGTTGATGGAACAAAAATACAAGATACAAAAGTTGATATATCTAAAGTAGATGACTTTATAAAAGCTCTTAATATTCCTATGGAAGTAAGAGATTATCAAAAAGAAGCATTTGTACACGCCACCAAAAAGAATAGATGTTTATTATTATCACCCACAGCGTCTGGTAAATCATTAATAGTTTATCTATTAGTACGTTTTAATTTATTAAGAATCAAAAAGAAAATATTAATCATAGTACCAACAACATCTTTAGTAGAACAGCTATTTAAAGACTTTAAAGATTATGGTTGGAATAGTGAAAAGAACGTGCATAAGATATATTCTGGCCACGAAAAAGATACTGATAAAAATGTAATAATATCTACTTGGCAATCAATATACAATCAGCCCAAAAAATTTTTTAAAGACTTTGATATGATAATTGGTGATGAAGCTCATCTATTTAAAGCTGTTTCTTTAAGTAAGATTATGACTAAATTAGAACAATGTAAATATAGAGTTGGTCTAACAGGTACTTTAGATGGAACAAAAACACATAAGTTAGTGTTAGAGGGTTTATTTGGAGTTGTTAATAAAGTTGTATCTACAAGTGAATTACAAGAAAGAAAACAATTAGCCGATTTAAAAATTATATGTTTAATACTTCAACACGATTCGACAGCTCGTCATTTTTTAAAAGATAAAAGTTACCAAGAAGAAATGGATTACCTAGTTTCTAATACTAAAAGAAATAAATATATAAGAAATCTTTGTTTATCATTGCAAGGTAATACATTATGTTTATTTCAATATGTGGAAAAGCATGGTGAGTTACTAAAACAACTTATTGAAGAAAAGGCTGTAGATAGAAAAGTCTTTTTTGTTCACGGAGGTGTTGAGGCTGATGAAAGAGAAAAGATTAGAGAGATTACTGAAGAGTCGGATAACGCTATCATCATTGCTAGCTATGGTACTTTTTCTACTGGTATTAATATTAGGAACTTACACAATATTGTTTTTGCTAGTCCTTCTAAATCAAGGATTAGGAATCTTCAAAGCATTGGCCGTGGTCTTCGTTTAAAAGACAATAATTCAGCGGCAACATTATACGATATAGCTGATGACTTAACTTATAATGAAAAAGAAAATTATACTCTAGCACACTTTAGAGAAAGAATAAATATATACAGCGAAGAAGAATTTAATTACGAAATACATAACATAGAGTTAAACAATGGCAGACCAGATAGTACGAATAATTAAACTTATAAATGGTGATGATATAGTGTGTTCTTTTTCAGAACCACGATTACCTGATAAATCTCCTTTATTGAGATTAAACAAGCCGCTACAAATAAAGTACGTTTCACAGTTTACACCTCAAGGTTTAAAAGATTATATTGCTATGATAAAGTGGGCAGCGTACACATCTGATACAGTCGTTTCTATCCCAAAAGATAAAATTGTTACTATTACAAATGCTACGGATGAAATGACTAAAAGTTATAAAAAATTAGCTGACAATTATTCAAATTTAGACGTACCTCGTAAAGAAAATAGGTATGAACAAGAGATGATGTCAGAGGAAGAGAACGATAACTATAACCAGCTTTGGGATGAATTTAGAGATACTAAAAAGACTTACCACTAGATTGCTGGACAAGCCAATTGTACACCCAAAGTTTGAAAAAGTCAATGCATTTTGATGCATGCGCATTGACAATTTTGAAGTTATATAGTATGATAAAATTATGAATAAAAATACAAAAAAAGAACATTATGTTGACAATAAAGCTTTTCTTGCTGCGATGGTTGAATATAGAAAAATTGTTGAAAAAGCGAAGAAAGAAAAGAAAGATATACCACCTGTCACAGATTATATAGGCGGATGTTTTCTAAAGATTGCCAATCATTTATCTTATAGACCAAATTTTATAAATTACACATTTAGAGATGATATGATCTCGGATGGTATTGAAAACTGTTTACAATATTTAAATAACTTTGATCCATCTAAATCTAATAACCCTTTTGCATACTTCACACAAATAATATATTACGCTTTTGTGAGAAGAATACAAAAAGAAAAGAAACAAGTAATTATAAAACATAAGATATTGACCGACTCAAATTTTGATGATATGACTTTACAACCAGGTGACGATAGAGAATTTAAGAATCAATTTACAGAGTTTCTTAAAAAGAATACCGTTGTAGAGGAACCCGTATCAAAAAAACCTAAAAAAAGAAAACAAAGAAAAGGTAAGTTAGATTACTTTATTGATTAACTATGAAAGTTAAAAAGATTATCGTAGTTGGAGGAGGCTCCTCTGGCTGGATGACTGCTGCTGCTATTT